CAATATCCTCTATTTAATAAAATATATTTTGCACCATAGTGTAAAGGTTTTGGTACACATTCTAAACTACACCAACAATACCCGCCTGTTTCCTCATTTAATTTTGGATGAAATTCTGTCGGAACAGTAGCAACATACGTATGATATATAAACGTATCATCCTTACTTGTAAAAGTATGTAACGGATATATTTTACCAATCATTGGTAAAAATCCAACTTCTTCTTCTATTTCTCGTAACAATACATCTATTGGTTGTTCACCTTCTTCTGATTTACCACCCCAAAATGCCCACGTTTTAGGATGATTACTTGTTGTTGATCTTAACTGTAAGCAAATATTTCCAGTTGTATTACTAAGAAAAAAACATCCGCTTGCATGAATCATATATAAATTCTCCAAAAGCCGCCTCGATAAATTCCTTCATATGAATCAATCCATTCTGCACCAGTCCATTCGAATTGCTTACTGGTAGCATTATTAATAACATATTGTGTTGTACTTGTGGCACTAGCATCAAAGGATACCACCCAGGCACTACCGTTAAATTCTATAATATCATTTGCATTACCTGTTGCTGTACCCCAAGCAGATCCTCCGCTAGATATATGATCTAGTATTAAATATCTTTGTCCGGTTGCTGCCGCTGGTAAATTAGTGCCTGGCCCACTTGTTGTAGGATCTATTATGGCATTAATTGTACTTAATGTACTACCCGGAAGCGTGTCTGTATCTAATGCAATAATTAATTTATTAGTTACAGTTGGATGATATTCTATAGTACCTATAACATCAAGTAATACTTTACTTGGATCTGCATCTCGTTTAAATCTAATTTGAGATATACCGGAACGTATCTTTCCAAAATCATCTAAATAATCCTTCCAAGATAAAGTGTCTCCGGCAGTATTTGTTTCTGCTCCACTGGGATATAATAATGTAGCCTCATTATTTAAAAATTTAACTTGATTAGATGTATGTGTTGTTATTACAAATTGAGTTGGTGCCCCTGGTACTAGATTTCCTTCTTTGAATGAATCTAATTCTGCATCAGTCATTTCTTGTAGTTTAGATATAATTGTATGTATAATTGTTTGTCTATGAACTTTTGCCGGAGGATTAAGCCATATAGGTGTTAAAAATTGTAATGTTGCAACATCTATTACATCGTCTACTCCAGCTGGAATTTGCCTAATTGACCAATTTATATTTGTCATTTCTGTATATGTTAATGCAGACCAATCAAATTCATTATCACTTGTCATAATATTTACAGACGGATTAAACAAAACTAAAAGTTGTTCTATAATTTGTAATTTTTGATCTGTATTAGATGACCATATATCTACATTAAATGTTAAATTATATGGCACAGGCATATGTCTTTCAATAGTATATGTATTTCCTATTTCTTCTTTATATGTACCGGTAGTATCATCGAATGCTTTTTCATAAACTTCTACTTTTTCTACATGATGGGGTGATTGTCGTCTTTCAGGAGTAAATGCTAAATCTTGTATGTATACAGACATCATTGGTACCATATTCATTATGTTTTCTGAATTTTGTTTCATAACATGGGCTGCCATACGTGATGCATCTCCATATCTGACAGGTATTTTTTGATATAAATCATTACCTGCATCGTCTTTTCCCATTTTCACAGAAAATTCACTAAATAATCTTACAAATTGTAAAATGTATCTGCGTATTTGTTCATCATAAAAATATAGCATTATACGTCACTCTTTGGTTTAATAACCTTACTTAAAGGTTGTCTTTCTTTAAATTCTTCACTATTAATAATTGCTGTATTTGCATCATTAATAAACCCTTCTGCATTATACGTGCGTTCACTCCAAGTTTTTGTACCTGGTATATTATCATATAACCTATGCCATTTCGTTCCGCGTCTAGCAAATAATCTGTGAGGACTAAAATCATTTCTGATAAAATAATCACCTTCATGTGCTATTGCAGGAAATGCTATTCCACTAGGTATAGTTTCTCCCATATATTCATCATATGATGCTGGACTAGAAGCCGAATCATAATTAAACAAATGTTCAGTTAAAGGTATACCTGTTGGATTATCATCTTCTGCTGATTCTACAATTGCTTCCGAAATATCAAATTCTATTGGAGCAGTAGATATATCTGCTGCCAATGAATCTGGATCAGCAGCTGGTGAACCATCTGGACCTGCTTGACTAAATCCAATAATATCTTTGTATTCTTGACTGTCTGTTAATGGTGAAGCCTTAACACGCCAAATATGTGGAAACCATGTTGGCGAAAAACCCTCGGCTCCACGTGATGCATCTTGTACAACGTAAAATTTATTAATTGCATCTGCATTTGGATCTAATAATAAGTCGTCTCTTAAATGTGGTAGTTCAAATACATCTCCTGGCATTAATCTACGACCAAGTTTTTCTACCATATCATTGATATGAAAAGATATAAAAAGAACATCGTTGCTTAAAAATAAGCCAAATTGTGTTAAATCAAAATCATTATCACCAATATTGTATACTCCACGAAGTTCGTAAATATCTTGAGCATATTTACGATCTCTAGTTTCAAGAAACAATAAGTCTTGTATATCTATTTCTGTAGATCCACCACTAGCTGTATAATTAGGTTTAGAAGGATCATCTGTAGCACCTTGTTCTTCTGGTCCTAAGTACTTGTGTACTAAAAATGCTGTACCGCCCACAAGAAACTGCTCGCGAATAGTGTTGTCTATAAAATTAAAATCATTAGACTTATGTTCCCGCCACAATGATAGTCTTGGCATATTGTTTTACCTCTTATACATATTTATCTTGACAAATATTTAAAAATTCATTATTATAGTACTATATAAAATATTTTGATGATATATAGTAATTATGAGTCCTAAAGTGCTTGGAATAAAAATTCCAAAGAAAAAACGAAGAACTAGCAAGTTGCAACACCTTGCTTATACCGGGGAAGAACCCGATTGGCCGGCGTTTATGCAATCTAATCCCGATACAGAAGCAATATATCGTGAACGAACTAGAAGTCATAATTGGTATAACTATTATCATAAAAGTAGCTCGTTATTGCGTGATGTAGAAAAATGGCTAGTAGATAACAACTATACAAAGGATGATATTAAAGCATGGAAAGCAGCCGAAGTATGGCGTACTAGCATGACAGTAGCATCTTCTTGTAAATTACTTAATAATGGAATGCCAAATATTATATTAAGTCCGTATAACAAAGAAGCAGAACCTAAACCTTTAAGTGATCATATAAAAAAATCACTTGAAGATGTAATAAAAATAGGATATAAATGTTTAGAAGAAAATGTTGAGGAAACAAACACAAACAACTCTAAAGAGAACGTAGTAATATCTATTCAAGAAAGAATGAGGGAAATATCTGCTTTTATGATAGAAGATATAGAATCTAGTGTTGACACATTTCATGATGATATGACAAAATTTAATTTAAAAGAATTCGAACCCATTACAATATTACGTCAAAAAGATGCAAAAGCAAATCATGCAAGAATAATAAAAACTTGGTATCAATCAGATGGTGCCGATTATGAATATCTTGTACATCCTAACAAAAATAAAAATAATGATCAAGATCAACTTGACGAAGCATATGGACATTTAACAAAGATAGAAAAAAAGAAGGCAAATGATTTATATAAAAAAATAATAAGTGCATGTTATATTGTTATTAATGAACAAAAAGTTAGACGTAAGCCGCGGGCCGTTAAAGCAAAACGAGCAGGCGATGTTATTAAAAAACTTAAATTTCAGATAAGTGATGTTTCATACGGAATAACATCTGTTCCTCCTGTAGAAATAGTTGGTTCTGTTTTAACTGTTATTTTTAATACAAAAACTCGTAAAATAGGATTATATGTTGCAGAAGATTCTAGTGGATTGTCGGTTAAAGGAACAACAATATATGGTTATAATGAAGAAACATCTGTACAAAAAACTTTACGTAAACCAAAAGATCAGTTAAAATTATTTAATGTTGCTAAAACAAAACTAGTAAAAGAGTTTGAATCTTTAAAGACAGCAGATACTAAATTAAATGGTAGAACGAACGAACATTGTATTATACTCAGGTGTTTCAAAT